GCTTTGCGTCCCGGTCGCAAGATCGGCGCCGGCGGGCAATAGCGCCGCTTCGATCGCGTCGACGAGCGGATTGAGGATCGTCGCGGGCGGGGTCTCGTCGTCCGGCGCCTGGCAATAAAGATAGAGGTCGACCTCCGCCCGCCACACGGTCGGCGAGCCTTCTGCCTCCTTGGCCGTCTCGCGCTTTTGCACCTGAAACAAAGCGGGCTGTTCGGCCGGGGCAACCTCGGCCCAATGCCGGAGACGGCGGCTTGCGGTCGCAAACGCCGCCGCATCCGACAAAAGCGCAAAGAGCGCCGCGTAGATGGGCTCGCGCGTCATCCTGCGATCGCCGCCATCATCGCCTCGGTGACCGTGCCGCCGGCATCGGGCGCCACGCTCGCGAGCGCAGACCGCAGGAACGAGCGCTCGGGCATGTGCGAGCCCGGGTGGTTGACATACTTGGCGAAGACCAGACGATCGCCGACGGTGAAGGCAAGCGCGAACGCGTCGCGAGCCGCGATCAGATGCGCGCGCGTCGTGCCGCCATATTCGTGGATCGCGCCATAGGGCACGTCGCTTGCATCGAACCCCACCGAGACGGAGATTGCATCGCCGGCGGCCGTGGTGCGGCTCTCTTGCGCCGCGGCGAGACGACCCGACCGCCGCGCCAGAACGGCGCCGCCGAGATTGTCCTGCACGCGGCCCATGAGCGCGTCGCCGAGCGCCGCCATCACCGTGCCGAGCCGTTCGCGCGCCCGTGCGTCGACGCCGGCAAGACGCGGTCCCACCCGGTCGTTGAGCGTAAGCTTGATCATGTGATGGGGACCACGCGGCGATAAGGCTGCAAAGCCGAGGCGATGCTCGCGGTCATATCCCTCTGCACGAACGACACGACTTCGCCGGCCAGCGTCTTCGAGAGATCACCGATGCGCGCCCGCTCGTTGATCCGCAGCAGCGCGAGCTCGATGCAGGCCTGCTGCAAATCCTGGGGCGTGAAGGAATAGCTGATCAGGACCGCGGCGCCCGCATCGGCGGCCGCGAACTGATAGAAGCCGTCGGGCGCCGATGGCGGGACATATTGCCCCGCCATCGGCGTCGCTCCCTGGGCCAGCGCCATCAGCGCGCCGCCGGCCGCATTGGAAACGCCGCTGTCATTCGCCCAAAGCTGCGCCAGCGCCGAGGCCGGAAGCTGATAGGGCGCCGCGCCGGGCACGGCATGCGCCTCGCTCGCGACGAGATACCCCGCGACATAGGTGACGCCGATATTCTGAACCCCGCGGCGGAACGCATAGCCGCGCAGATCGAGCATGCCCGTCTCGGCCTCGAGCACCCATCCCGCCGACACCGCGTCGGGCGCCGCCGGGATGGCGCAGCCATCGATGGTGAGCGCGGCAAGCGACGTCACCGGCGCGTGGCGAAGCATGAGCGCGCGCCCGCCCGTGCCGTTGCGGGTCTCGACATAGGTCTGGGACACGAGCCGCCGCTGCAACAGGTGCTGGATGAAGCCGCTCGCCGCCGTGATGACGCGCGCGATCTGCGCGTCATCACTCGTGGTCGTGATCGGCGGCGAGCGCCATGCCTTGACGTTGGCAAGCGTCGTGAGATCGCCAGGCGCGCCCATGCGGTCCTATCCCTTCCTCGATGCCGGCACGGGCGGCGCCGGCGCCGCCTTGCGATAACCATGCGCGCGAAGCGGGGCTTCGGCCTCGTCCGGCACCGTGACGCGTCCGTCCCGGACGTCGTACTCGGTGCCGGCAAAGCCGACGCTCGAATGCCCGCGCGGCGCAGAGAGCGTCACCAACGGGAGCCCCCTAGCCGTTCGCGATGTTGGTGATCTGGCCGATCGAGAACGGCGCGTAGCATTGCAGCACTTCGTCCGCATAGACGCCGTATTCGTAGCGGCGCGACTGCCACGGCCAATCGATCATGAAATAGTCGCGCCGGGTTCGGATCTGGTTGACGTTCGGCACGTTCGAGAGCGAGTACGGCAGCACCTTGGTGTTGAACAGGATGGTGCCCGCCGGCAGGTTGGGATGGAGCCGAACCGGAATTTCGACCGCGCCCGACATCGCGAACCGGTTGAGATAGCTCCGCGCCAGCACCGCACCGACGAGCAGCCCGTCCTTCACGTCGCGCACGAAGCGCAGGTTGGTGGCGCCGCTGCCCGGCCCCTGGGCGATCTTCTTCGAGATGTTGAGCGCCTCTTGCGAGCTCACCCAGATCTCGGACGGCGTGAGGCGCCAATTGTCCCAGAAATATTTGAGCGCCGTGTCGATCTCGACGATGCCGCCTTCGCCGTCGGCGGTAAGCGGCGTGCCGGTGCCCGCGGTCCCGGTCGCCTGCGCCGCGTAATAGCCGTTGGCGCCCGACAACAGCGGCAAGGTGAGCAGCCCGTCGAACACAAGCGCGTTCGAGGAATTGTCGGCCGTGCCGAGCGAGGCCGCGGTCTGGGTTCCGCTCGCGGCTCCGGTGATGACGAGCGAGTTGACCGCGGCCGAGCTGCAATTGGTCTGGGACGCGGCGGGTGACGGCGTGATCGCGCCCAGCACCTCCGATCCCGCCGGGCCCCAGAACCAGGCATAGCCCACGGCACCTTTCACCGGCGTCACCGACACGGCGAGGCTGCCGGTCGAGCCCGACGACACGGTCGCGGTCTGGTTCGCCGATTGCTTTGCGGCGCCGCCGCCGAACGTATCGGTCGAGCCGTCGGCGTTGGTGCGCGTGATCGATCCCTGGATGCCGCCCGAAACCGAGCCGTTGATGAACCCGTCGAGCGTCAAGGCGACGCAAATGACGGAATATGTCGCCGCCGCAAGCGCGCCGCCCGTGGTCGACGCGGTGACGGTCGGCGTCGGCGTCTGACCCAGCGGAAGCTGGCGGTTGCCGCCCAGAATGATCTGCTCCTCGGCGATCATCAGCGACCAGAGCAGCGTCGTTCCCGCGATCGACCGCACATCGTCGAACCCCATCGCGGCGTATTCGGCTTCCCAGTCGATGCTGGCCTCGAGACCGATGCCGCGATAAGAGGCGGTGAAGTCCTTGGTCTGCACCGCGATCACGCCGCCGCGATTGCCGACCGAGACGCCGGCGCGCACGCCCGACGTATTGATGCCGATCACGGCACGCCAATCGGCCTCGATGCCGCCTTTGCCGGAGACGCGCGGCATCTCGTTGCGCAAGGGCGTGATGACCGGCACCAGGAACTTCGCGCCGGCTTCGAGATCGTAGTAGGTGAGGCCGTCGGTCGGCGAAGTCGCTTGCGTGAAGGTGCTGGTCTTCGCAAGAAGACCGGCGAAGCCCGACAGCGCCGGATCATTCACCGGATTCCGGGCCGCCTGCTTCATGGCGGCGATGGTCTGCTGTACCAGGTTGGGATCGAGGCTCAAATTGGCGAGCCGCTGCGCGAGGACGCTCATCCGCGAGCTCCTTTCTGTTGAGGTTGAAGATGACTGGCAGTTCTTTCTCGTCATGCCCGGGCTTGACCCGGGCATCCACGGGAAGTGACGAGCGCCGGATCGACATGGATGGCCGGGTCAAGCCCGGCCATGACGGCGGAAGCGCAAGCGGCGCGGGCTTAGGACTATCGTTCCGATCGCGCGCCGAAAGGAAGCGGCTCGCGCACCGCGCGCTTGATCAGCTCGAGCGCGGTGATGGCCGGCGGCTGCTCGGCGATGCGTTCCAATTCGCGCGCCACGTCGGCGCCCTTGTCGACGGCGACGAGGCGCGCCGGCGGCTGCACCGCGGGCTGCGCGGCGATCTTCGCCACGAGATCGCGCACTTCGCCGAGAAGCGGCAGCGCCGCGCCCAGCCGGTCCTCGAGCGCCTCGTTATGCGCCAGGAGCTTTGCCATCTTCTCGTGCGGCTCGCCGGCGCAATGCGCGCCCAGCGCCACGGCGTGATCGTGGATCGCCTGGATCGTCTCGGGATCGGCGCCTTTGCCCAGATGGAGCGATGCCGCATCCTGTGCCGAGGGCGGGCCGTCGCGATCGATCTTCGCCTTCCAGGCGGCGACGATGCGCGCCCTGATGCGCGCCAATTGCTCGGCGGTATAGGGCTTCTGGTTCGCCTTGTGATGGATATAGCCCCAGGCCGCGCGGATACGCTCCTCGCTGTCGAGCGGATAACGCTTCTTGCCGTCCGGCTGATAGCCGGGATCGGCATAGTCCCCTTCGCCCGCCGGCTCCGCGCCGTCGAGATCATAGTTGGTCAAGCCGCCGGTCGGATCGTCGGACGGCGCGAAGGTGGATTTCGCCAAAGCGCCGTCGAGCGCGCGCTGATGGCGGGCCGCATCCTCGGCGCGGTCGAACGCGGCGCCGTCGCTTGCGATCCATTTCTGCGTGAGCCGCGCGTGCGCCGTCTTCAATGTCGCATCGACGGGGTCCGCGCTCTTCCACAGCGAGAACACGGCCTCGGGATTGGCGGGCCGGTCGACCAGGCTGATCTCGGCGAGGTCGACGCCTGTGACGACGCTGGGATCCTCGGGGCTGCGCGCCGTCACTGCGCCGCCGATCGAGAAGCCCTTGTAGACGCCTTCGCGCACCTTGCGCCAGGCATCGTCATCGACGATCTCGGCCTTCAGATAAAGCCCCTTGCCGTCGATCGCCGCCTCGCGCGCGACGCCCACCGCCGAGGGCTGATGCATCTCGCGGATATTGGCAAAGCGCATATAGGCCGGCAGCGCCGCCTCGAGCGCCTCGCGCGTGACGATCTCGCCCTGGCTATCGGTCGCCTCGGTCGAGGCATAGCCGTAGACAAGACGCTGGTCGCTGTCGATCTTGCGGATCGGCCAGAAAAGCTGCAGGGTCATGAAGGGTCCTCATGATGATGCGAAAAGAGATGCGCCGACGCGCTGTGGATCGGGTTGAAGCGTTATGGCGTCGGTTCGCGCGGCGCCCCCAGCGGCACCGGGCCTTGCGCGGTCTGGATCATCGGCGCATCGCCGCCCACGACCGGGTCGAGGCCGAGCTCCGCGCGCACCTCGTTCACCGACTTGATGCCGCACTTCACATAGTCGGTCGCGACCTGCGCGACGCCCGCCGGATCGCCGGCGCGGTCGTCGCGCCAGCGGAACTCGAGATCGGGGGCCGCGAACTCCGCCGCCAGCACGTCGTCGACAAGCTGCTTCACCCAATTCTGAATGGGCGCCAACCCTTCCGCCGTCGCCTGGTCCTGCGCGGTCTCGGCCGTAGCGCGGTTCACCATGCGCACGAAAGGCTGCGGACTCACGGAAAACGCGAAGCAGCAGAGCCGCGCGAGCCATTCGTCGGCGGCGCCCGTCAGCTCGGGCTCCTTGGTCGGGATGAAGGTCTTGGCAACGCCGCCCGGCACGAATTTCGCGTGCGTATGAAAATAATCGGCGACGCCCCCTGGTCCGCCGCGCAACGCTGCCGCAATCAATCCAGATTGAGTTACCGTTATCGTTCCCCGCTGCCCTTGGAAAGTCGCTCCGATCTGGGCATTGAGGTTGGGCGTATCGATCAGCCTTTCCGTGGCATTGAGAAAATCGGTCTCGCGCGCTACTCACAGTGCAGCGGGCGGTCGATTGCCCTGGCGGTTTCGCTGGGGAAAATTTCCTGATAGGTCGTGCCATCCCAGACATAGATGAACCCGGAGCATATTCGGTGATAGCCGAAATCGGTCCGGTCGAGAATGCGGATATATTCCCCTTTTATTCTCGATGACGCCAAAGGGCCGGCGCTGCCTTGCAGGAGAAGGCGCCATCCGGTTCCCCGTTGCTGCACCACCGTAAACCGACAGCCCCGCGTGCCGCACAAGGCGGAGACCTCGTCAACGAAGAAGAATTCGCGCTGGCCATCGTCGTTGAGGTCACCTTCGCCTTTCGCAATGTCCTTTTCGACAGTCGCGAGCCGCCAGCTTGAAGGGCAGCCACGTTCATCATGAATGGTGTCCGGCGTAGAGCAGTGGGCGCGCAACTCTTTGTATTCCTTGCCAAAAAGCTCCTCGGCAATTTCGTTCAATCTTGGCGATGCGTCCGCGTGATGCAACACGACCAGCTTGTCCGCCATGCAGTTTGCCGTCGGCATCACGCTCAGCGATGCAATTAAGGTCGAAAGGATCGCCCACCGGACGAACCAAAACCGTGCCTCGCGCTCATGTGCGGCCTCAGTAAGGCACATTCTGAAACAACCTGAGTCGCGTCTCGATGGCTGCTTGCTCTTTCGTCAGCAAAGCTCCAGTCGTGCTACCACCGAAGCCGTTTAGTGTCTGGAAATAATTTGCCACGGCCTTGGGTCACTCTCGGTTCGCCGCGGCGACGAGCCCGGACGACGTCACCCGGATTTCGTCGCT